GTATTTGCTGTTTTACCTCCATCTTCTTTGGTTACTACTGTTTTAAAGTTCATTTTTTGTCCAATCCTTAAAAATCGGCTGCGGAGGATGAGGCACAGAGGGGTGTAAGCAATGCCTGTAGGGGGTATAGTCCAGATTTTACCTACCGCCCCTCTAGCCTACCTTAAAGGGGCTTCTCGTCGATTCCGTGTTTTTTAGCCCCAAATATACGTAGTAAATACTCATTAGCTGTATTGATGCTAAAGAACTTACGAAAGTTTTCCCATGCAGGGTCAGAATTTACTTTGTTATCCTTCTTCCCCTCTACTTTTTCTCCGATTGTTCCTGAATCTACTACGCACATCTTATGATCTAGACTTGGATAAAGAACTAAAGCAGTCCATGTACCTGTAGTCTCGTTCATATAGATAGTTGTAACGTGTCCTCTTACTGAGAGTCCTCTGAACACGATGTATTCCCCATGAGTTTTCTCCATGTAAGCGATAGCTTCTTCCATAGACCTACAGTTCGTTCCTGGGTTTGTTTGTGCTTTTGATTCGGGAACATTAAACGCAAATAAACATATAGCAATTAACCCTCCCATTAATATTCTATTCATTGTACTAACCTTTCTATACTAAAAATGTTTTTCGTAAATGATTTTCTAAATATTCTATGGCTCTTTTAAAAGTATCAACATCATTATTAAAGTTACCTAAATCCCTGTTGCACTTTCCACAAAGCCATCCTCTAAACGTATTAGTATCGTGACAATGATCTAGCACCCATGATCTTTTAGTCTCACCCTCTGATGCTTCTTCTTCATTACGCAAACATATAGGACACTTGTAATCTTTATCTGGCATACCATACACATTGCGTAATTCCTCTACTTCTTTTTGAAGTTTAGATCTGCACTTCTTGCATTCATTTCTAACCTTATAAAGTTTGTCAGGAGAATAGGGAAAGAATGAGATGGGTAAATATTTATTACACTTCGTACAAGTCTTTCCCTTTTCTACTTTGAGTATTTCATCTACACTAAAAAAACTAAGTTGTTGCATTTTCTCCTCTCAATCTTTTTAGATTAGAATAATACTCAAGGTTGTAGCCTCTCAGCCATTCTCTATACCTATCAGAGGTAGCAGGAAAGGGATTATTTTTATTACGCCTAAACCCTATCCTGCCTTGGTGGACGATATCCCTCATAGGGAAAGGATATCTTCTGCGTTTTCTAAACGCCACAGACCCCTCCTGAATTGGTAATCTCGCATATATCATGTGTCTCAACATGCTCTTCAAACTCCGTACCTAACTTGTCTATTGCCTCCGAATATGGAACAACAGAAAGAGGCTGTCCACCTCTGCATCCATCTGGATATGCAGTGAACCCTCTTAATCTATGTGCATAAGATGCTAGAGTATTAGTAAAGTCATCAACCGTATCTTCATTATTAAACTTAGATCCCCATGCTGGTAGGTTAATGGTTGAACTAATACTCATATCTACATAGTCTTGAACATCAGCTTGGAACTTAATCCTTCTCTCGTAGTCATCTGCTAGATCTAATGCAGACTCTATCTTCTCAGGATCAGCACCATACATATCTATCAACTCTTGTGCAGCAGAATCTATAACATACTGATACTTCCAGCGAGTACCACCACGTAAATACCTACGCTTGTATGCCACTGCAAATATTGGCTCTATCCCACTGGAGCTACCAGCGAGTATAGAAATACTACCAGTAGGAGCGATAGCCCTGTTCGCAACTGGTTGGGATATAGATAACTCACTAGAAAATTTCTTACTTGTGTCGTCACTAACCCCTTTATATACCGATAGCCATCTATGTAATGTTGGGGTAACTTCATACTTCTCTCCACGTTTAACTAACCATTCGTGCATACCCATTAGTCCTAAACCTAATCGTCTGTTCTTCTCTCTAGTTTTATACACCTGCTCATATGGTAACTCTGCACGTAAAGTACCACAGATTAAAAACTTAGTTCCTAGTTCTACAATCCTTGCAAGTTCAGTTATAGAATCAATACGCCCAAGATTGATACTCCCCAAATTGCAAACATCACTATCGTCAGCACTGCATACTTCAGTGCAAGCATTTCGTAGTGTCTCATCTTCATTCTCCATAAAGTTGAAACTGAAACCAGGCTCTGCTGATCGAAGTGCTTGCTTTACATTACTCTTAAATACCTCACCAACATCTCCTGTCTTCCAGTAGTTTAATAACCATTCGGTGTCATAGTTTACGCTGATGTTAGTCATATCTAGAGGTGCGCGAAAGTTAAAGTCTTGCTCCTTGATCTGTTTAAGAGTGTATCCAGTATCACCTACAGGCATTGTATCCCAATCCTTTGCTGTAAGGAAACTGGGAATATCATTGTGCTTCCAATGTAACGAAGCATACATGGCAGATCTGCGTGATCCACCTTGCATTACATTAGCACCTATACTATTAATCATTTGCATCTTTGGAATCGGTCCAGATGATAGACCACCTGATCCTCCAAGAGTTCTACCTGACTCTCTGTATACAGAGTAATCTACTCCTATTCCTCCACCTGTCATCAGGCATGACTCAGACTTCCAACTGAGGTTAGCCCAATCTTCTCTGGTGTCTTCTTCTGCTTTTAGTAAGAAGCAGTTGTTATAAAATCTTCTCTCTCTACCTGCATAGTAAAGATACCTACCACCTGGTACAAACTTTAGATCTTTAATATATCTCTGTAGTTCTCTACGTTCTTCCTTCTTCATTAAAGGTTCTTCATCAGGACGTAGATTACCACATACATCTTCGACTAACACCCTAGCCAACTGCTCCCAACTATCACAACCTGTATGAGCATACTTTAAATTAAATATATCTTCTGAAAATTTTGAACGAAACATTGGGTTCATGTTGGATTTAAATGTCATCTATTATAACCTTTATTCTAGTAATATCTATACCATCTAAACAATCTTTTATTGCATTAGAAATTAAGTCTTTTAACTCAGACTCTAATCCTGTTACTCCATCAGCAGGTAGCCATGAAGCATCCTTATCTACATCAGCAGTTATTCTAACAAATACTATCACTGGAAGTATCTCCGTACTTTTCATACTCCTCAAGAGTAACTTCTTTTATTAGTCTTTCAAGATACCATTGTGCTTTTTTTAAATCTTTTATTGGTTCACCTTTATAGTCAAACCTCCAAAGATATTTCATTACATTACCTTGTAGATAGTATCTAAAATATTTACCTGTTGCTGCCTCGATTGCATCAATACATTCTATGTTGTCTTGATTATAATGAGGTGGATGATTAACCATATCAACTGTCATTAGTGTAACCTCTTTGAAAAATTTGCATAAATTATATTACCGTCTATATTTTTTACTTTCTCAACTGGCTTTAGTTCTACCTTACCATCACCAACATTACTAGAAACTGCATTCTGTATAGTAGCTTCAAGCATCATAGTAATACTGTCACCAATTTCTAATAACATCTCATGGGCAGGACCACCTGCTAACCCATCAGATGTAAAGTCTCCCACATATAAACTAATAGTTTTACTGTCTTCATCGTAGTTACAGAAGATAGCAAATGTATTATCTGGTACTGTAACTTGATGTATTACTTTTTCTTTTTTGTCATCGAACACGTTAGTATCTCCAATAAATCTTCAGCATACAATAATGCTAAAGGTTGTTTCCTATCACCTTTTAATATAGCAATAGGTTTAGTATTCTTAATTAGGTTTCTTTCAGCCTGTTCCAATGCCTCGTATACAGAGAAAGAAGACCTAGATTTACACTCAACTGTCCAAGGAAATAACTTCCTTGCTAGTGGACTTAGCCCTATGTCAGGTCCATTAACTCCACCAGGAGTAGAGGTAACATCATCTTTCTCTACACCTTTTAGATTAGAATGTAGATAGTCACGTACCCACTGCTGAAGTCTTCTTCCCTTTGCCTTCGCAGAAGAAACTTTAATCCTTGAAGACCGTGTAGTAGTTGTACGCCGTTGCCGATTTGGACCTTGGGTTTTTCGCATAAACTAGATTAGGCCAACAGGTATATCTAAAACTACAGTATGTGCAAGTCTTATGTAGCTTTCTATTACCTGTTAGCTTCCTGTAAAAGGTTTCGGGTTCATCCTCAAAGCATCTTTCAAAGTTAGTTTCATCAGCCTCAAGGTACTTAGTTATTGTATTGTTTATCTTAGTGGTGTACTGATCTTCATCATCAGGATCAGCAGGAACTACTTTCATTTCTCCTGACTCTTTGTTGATGGCTATCCATCCACCTGCCTTTATATCTGGCGTTTCTGTACGTTCTGCCTTGGTGTATCCATATAGTTGTTCCAGATACCCAAAGTCATCATTGTCTTTCAACGCTTGGTATGACTCAAACTTCTTTTCAAAAGCAAACTTAGATGCACTCTTGATATCCCAGAGAGAGTATGAGTTACCATCACGAATGATTAGATCAAGTTCTCCACTGATATCCCCTGCTTCAGTATTGAGTAATACTCTTTTGTTTAGATCTACGATTTCAATCCCTGCTGCAAGTAGCAATGCAACTGCTATTACTTCAGTCATATCTCCGTAGAGCATCTTAATCTTAAACGAGTTTACCTCTGGTAGTTTTTCCCATCCCAATTTCTCAGCGTGTAACTGACAAAATGGTTTACCCACTTGAGACATGGAAGGTAGCCTAGCCCCTCCCTTTCTCTTGAAGTTGAATTTCCCTAGCTTGTTATTGAACATCTGACTAGCCCTGAATATAATGTCATCAGGGATCTTTGGTTCATTAGCTAGAAAGTCTTCAAGCTTCTCAGCAATACTAGTCACCATCTATGATATCACTAAAGTCATCTTCAATAGCACTTGATGAGTTCTCTCTCATCTTAGTAGCAACTTGTTCATTCTCTTTCTTAACCAGATCAACAAAGCTAGTTATGTACTCCTTTGATTCATCTGTGAGAGGATGCATCTTAGTTAGCATAGGCTGATACTTCAGTACAAACCATTTGTTAGATCCTCGTTTCTCTAACTTGAATGAGACTTTCATATCAAAGTTCAGTGGCATATACTGTTGTTTAATCATACCACCCATAACCTTACTAACTTCCATGAAGTTTGATGGTCCTAGTTTCATACGAAAAGGTACATCTTCTATCTTTACCTTCTCTTTAGATCCTGCAACCACTGGATCATCCATCTTAATCAAACCAAATATGTGACGATACAGTTTAACTTTAGTTGCATTAGAATATGCTACAGGATCTATACCTCGTAGCTTCTCCTTCTCCTTAGATGGTATCCATCCACACTTATCACCACCATGCCAATCGAGTGCAGTGTCGGAGAACTTCTTGAAGTGCTGAGATATGTTCGTAAACTTCTCTTGATCTGGATCAAACACTGAGGTCTGCATGGTATCCAAGAACACTCTGAAGTATGTATTCTTACCAAACACTTCTCCGTATTCGGGATGAGACAAAGCAATAGAAGGTGATGGTACATCTACTAGCTCTTCACCAACCTCTACTGAACTATCCTTATTTATCCTAGCCCTTGCTAGTGTTGGGCCTTGATCCATTGTGGAATATAGTGCAGCCAACTGGTCTGCATTAGTTACATCTAATGTTGCTAAATCATTCATATTTTTTACCTTTCAAAAAAGAATCCCTTATATCACAAAATCACTTGTTTGTCAAGCACAATCTTCTTGTTCCATCCAGTTTTTTCCTTGAGACATTTCAACCTCAAGAGGTATATAGTCTGACAAACCAAACCTTTTCTTAGCTTCAGCTTGTGCATCAACCAAACAACCTGGTGCAACTGACTTGACTATCTCTAACTCACTTGGATGAGTATCTATTAATACACTATCATGTACTGTGTTAATCACTACACTTCTGAGATTCATCTCCCTTAGTTTGTTGAATAATAATATTACGCCTAGTGGTACTATCTCTGCTGTAGCTACTGACTGAACTGGATAGTTTACTATCTGAGTTTTAAACGTAGCCTGACCTGACATATTTCTCTGGCAGTCAGGGAAACTAAACTGTCTACCAGTAGCAGTGGTAACTACTTTGTGCTGGATGGCTTCGTTTTGTAACTGCTCATGCCATTTAAATATGCCTCGATACTTGTTGAAGAACTCTTTGAAATAGGTTCTCTGAGCAGTTGTACCTTGAGTTCCCCCATACAGAGGACGGAAGGTGGAAGCTTTTGCTGGTCCTCTTTCAGTAGGCTCTCCATTTTCTGTAAGGACTTTGGCAGTGTAGGCGTGAACGTCAAAGCCAGATTCGACTTCTCGTTTAACTGTTTCATCAGTTGCGAGTATTCCTGCAACCCTAAATTCAAGTTGAGAGTAATCAATTTCGACAAGTGAACCTCCTTCAAATCTACTAACGAATGCCTTTCGTACAGGGAACAACCTACCTTTAGGCATATTCTGTAGGTTAGGGCTGCTAGAACTTAAACGACCAGTGGCAGTAATGCACTGATTAAAATTAGAATGAAGTAAAGCATCTGATTTAATACCTTTCCGTATACCTTCAATAAAGGCAGACCTATATGTTTCGATTGCTGATAATCTTACTATGGATTC